GGTGAATGTATACCGAATATAGACTTAATTCCATTTAGAATAGCTTTACCGAAACCTTTTATTTTACCTAGTACCCAGTCTTTTGCGTTGTTAATACCGTTCCATAGCCCCTGTACGATATTTTTACCTACGTTTAATAGGCTTCCTATTCCTGATACTATTCCGTCTTTTAATTTATTTAATAAATCTTTTCCTGCTTGTAATAGTTTAGGTAGATTAGAAATAATACCATTTATTAAAGAACTTATAATTTGAGGTATTTTACTTACTAATTGCGGTATGGCTTTTATTAGTCCTTCTGCAAGTTTTACTATTAAAGTAATACCTGTTTCTATTAGTTTAGGTATGTTAGTTAATATTCCAGTAACTAAACTAATTATAATTTCTGGTATAGCACTTATTAAGTCTGGTATAGCATCTAATAAACCTTCTGCTAATTTAAGTATTAAAGTAATACCTGTTTCTATTAACTTAGGTATATTTGTTAATATAGCTGTTAATAAACTTAGTATAATCTGAGGTATTGCTTGTACTAATTGAGGTATAGCTTGTATTAAGCCCTGTGCTAAGTTTAATATTAAAGTTATTCCTGTCTCTAATATTTTAGGTATATTAGTAAATATAGCATTTATCAACTTTTCAATTATTACTGGTATTTTCTCTAATAACTTAGGTATTGCTTCTACTACTCCTTCTGCTAGTCCTAATATTAGTTGCATTCCTGCATCTATTATTTGATCTAGATTATCTACAACTGTTTCTACTAAACTCATTATAGTTTCTACTAACAAAGGTATTAAAGTAGGTAGTAATTCTCCTATTCCTTTTATTAAAGATCCTGCTATTTGTAAGCCCATATTTAATATTTTAGGTAGTAATGAAACTAGCGTAGTAAGTATAGTACTTATTGCTTTATTCATACTTGCCATTATATCTGGTAGGGCTTCGGTCATTCCTGTTATTAGATTTTCGATTAGTTTTACTCCCATAGGAATTATTTTTTCTAAAAGTATATTAAGAAGATTAGTAATTAGTAAACTTAGTCCTTCGAATATTGTTTCTACTCTTGGAAGTATGTTATTTAAAGCTGTTACTAAGCTATCTACAAAGTTATTTACTAATTCACTAAAGTTAGCGTTATCGTCTGCTATTCCAGTAAGTAAGTTTCCCCACGCTGACTTCATAGCTCCTACTGATCCTGAAATAGTCTCGCTTGCTTCTTTAGAAGTAGTACCTGTAATACCCATTTCTGTTTGAATTATATGTATTGCTTCTGTTACGTCTGCAAAACTGTTAATAGATAAGTCCGCCATTTCTCCGTTTGCTTCTTTTACTTTGTTTGCATCAGCTATTAGTCGTTCCATTTCGCCTTTAGTACCACCATAACCTAATTTTAAGTTATCTAGCATTGTATAATTTTGTTTAGCAAAGCCCTGATATGCATTCTGGATCATTTCCATACTAGTACCCATTTTATTAGCGTTATCTGACATATCTATAATAGCTCTATTACTATATTCTGCTGATTTTTGAGTATCATTATCTAGACTTTGTAACATAGATGCTGAGAAACTAGTAACAGTCTCCATATATTGATTAGCACTTAGCCCAGCTGTTTTATAAGCCTCATTTGCATAGCCTTCTACTATGCCTGCACTATCTTTAAATAGTGTTTCTACTCCACCTACTAGCTGTTCGTAGTCTGCGTAGCTATCTAGTGCTTGTTTTCCTACGTTAATAAATGCACCACCTAGACTTTTTAGTCCATTTAACGCTGTATTTATAGCCTGAGTACCTAAATTAGCTAGGATATTCTTAAATACTGTATATCCGTCTCCGCCTTTTTTAGCTTTTTCTCCGCTTTCTTCTGTTGCGTTACCTAGTTCTTCTATTTCTTTAGTAGTTTTATTTACTGTAGTCTCTGCTTGATTTAGCTGTGTCTTCATTTTACTTAGTGCTATCTGATTTTCATTCATATTTTGAGAACTTTTAGCTACTGCTGTTGCTAAATCATTTACTTTAGCTTGTTGAGTTTGAAAAGCCTGACTACTTTCTCCAGATGCTTTACGAATATTTTCTAGTTCTTGCTTCTCTTTTTCGTATGTTTGAACTAATTTAGTATGAGCTTGGGCTTGTTGGCTCACTTTAGCACTAAAACTATCGTATGCACTCTTTAAAGATGCATAGGCTTGATTTTGTTTACCTAATACTGCTGTCATTTCAGTAGTTTTTGCTTTTAATGTAGATAAAGAACTATCGTTTTTATCGTATTTACTTGCTATTGCGGTTAATTCTGAGCCTGTTTCAACTAGTCCCTGTTTTATTTGCCTTAAAGCGTTCTTATACTCGTCTGCTCCTGTTAATTTTATTGATCCTCCGAAGCTAGCCATATTTCACCGTCCTTTCTATGTTCCACGTGGAACATTTTTTTATTTTTTATTTTCTTTTTGAAACTTAAAACCATTCGTCCTCCTGTTGTTGTCTAGCATATAGCTGACTATACGTTACATTTTTATTTTTCATTTGCATTTCTAAGTCAAAGTCATTTTTATAATGTTGGTATAGTTGAGTAAATAGTTTATATGTTAGTCTTCCAGTTTCTTTAAAAGATAGATTTAGTTTAGTCTTCCCAACGAAATAAAAAAAAGTAAAGTCTATAGGCTTACTTTCTTCTCCTTCTATTACGTCAGGAATTATACGTTTTTTCCTTCGTCTGTTTTAGTACTTTCTATTACTGTTTCTTGTAGTGTTTTAGTCATAGTATCTAGTCCGATATCTGTAAGCATTCTACCTACGAATGCTGACGTTAAAGGCTTATATTCTTCTCCGTTTTCGTCTGCTTCTATAGATAGTCCTTCGTTTAGCATCTGAGTAAAGCCAAACTTTAAGGCTTTTACATTTACTTCTTGATTAGTTCCTGAAGTTAATTCCGTCCACTTATCTAGTGTTCCGAACTCCTCTTGTATTGCTTCCATTACGTTTAAATTAAATACTACTTTATATTCTTTTTCTTTATATGTTATTTTTCCTGCATTATCTTTCATTTCATTTTACCTCCTATATATTAAAAAAAAGGTAGGTCATTCGCCTACCCTGTTATTAGTGACTTGGAGCTGATCCGAATAAACCTTCTAAATACGTTTTAGCTTCTGCCATTGTATCGAATGTTTGTGTCTTACTCCAGTTTCCGTTAGCTAGTGTAGATACGATACCTTCTAGTGTAGTAGTTCCGAACTCTACGCTCTCTCCCTTAGTTGTATTTTCTTGGCTTGGCTCAGAAAACTTAACTTTACATAAAAACTCTACTTTATATTTGTAAGCTCCGCCTACCATTTTAGTTACGATACGTCCTAATGCTACGTATGGAGCTGTATCATTAGCGTTACGTACCATTTCTTCTCCAGAAATAGTATGTCCTAATAATGTAGCTTGAGTAGTCATATCTGCGTTATCTACTTCTATTGATACTGTTCCACTTTGGAAGCTTGTATCACTTTCTGCTAAGCTATCGTCTGCATATAACTTAGCATCATTACTAGAAATACTTACATTACAGCTTACAGCTTTTCCAGGCTTTAATGCTTCTCCATATGAAGCTGTTCCGTCTGATGCTTCTGTAAGTATTCCATATAAAAAGTTTTGAACTCCTATTTTAGCCATTATTATTCTCCTCCTTTATTTTTGCAAAGCATAGCGTTTTATGGTAGTATCCTGTATCTTCTTCGTATAAGTCTTGCGAAGTCATACTAGGTTGCCATATCCAGCCATTAGCTTTTAATATTTCTTTTACACTCTCTATTATTTTTAAATAATTACCTTTACTATATATATCAAAGTCATAATAGGTTACGTAGGCTTGTAAATCGTCGTCTGCACTAAAAGAAGTATCGTCCTGTATTTCTTGATAAGTTATATAGGTTGTCGATCTGCCTGTATATTTTAAAAATGATACTGGAATAGTTACTCCTTCTACTGCAAAGTTAGTAAATATAGTTTGTAGTTCGTTATTCACTTAGTAAACCTCTACTAAATCTTTTTTGTGCTTCTAGCATAGCCTTTTCTATCTGAGCCTTTTTAAAGGATCTTCTAAAGAATGGCTGTTTAGTAAACTTACTTGATCCATATTCGAATACATTAGCAACTAACGGAGCTGGTGTTTTAACTCCATTCTTATTAGTGAAATATCCGAAGAAACCTACTTTAGTATTTATACCCTGATCTGACGGAGTTTTATATACTCTAGTAATTTTAAGGCAATTCATTATATTACTATCTACGAAACTTTTAGGAATGTTACTTCTTACGTTCTGGATAGTAACGTTTGCTCCTGCCTGTGTCATTTCTCCGAATATCTTATCACTATTGTTATTTATGTATTCTATATCTTTTAATATCTCTGTAGGTAGTTGCATTACAAACTTAGCCATTAGTGAGTTACCTCCTTAGCTTGTAGTTCTAATTCGACGTTAGCAAAGTCTATATTATTTAGATATTCTATCTTATAGTCTTTACCTCTAAACTTAATTAGTACGTCTCTATTTGAATTAGCACTATTGTAGTATGCATCATATACATTCTGAGAATATCTTATAGTAAAGTTTACATATGCTTTATCAAAGTCACTATTATTAACTATTAAGGTATAGCCTCGTAAAGTTTTTACTTCTGCATATGTAGTAAGTATTTCACTTTCTACGTTTGCTGGAAAACCTTCGCTATCTGTACCTTCTACTATTTCATATATTACTATTTTACGATTATACTTACCTGCGTTTACTGTCTTACTCATAATAAATTGATACTATGCATTCCTAGAATAGTTTCTACTGGATAGGATAAAGTAGCTTTATCTACGTAAAGCGTTCTATTATCCCACATATCCTGACATAGTATTAGTGCTACTATTACGAAGTCTGGAAACTGGTCTAGGTCTTCTTGCCCTGTATAATTTGATATAAAAGTTTTAGCAATTTCTAATAAATTAGATAGTGTATTTTCGTCTTCTGGCGAATAATCTACTAGTCTGATATATTCTGCTATATCGTCTGTAGTTATATCGCTAATTTTTGAAATACTATTCATTTTCTACCTCCTTTTTTTTGGAGTTACCTAAGCAACGAATAATTATTTTATTTTTTTATTTTTTTAATTAGTGACTTGGTGTAGTTCCAGCCATTTGTACTGCAACGATTTTTTGAGCGTCTTCTACTTTACTATCGAACTCTAACCAGCCTACTACTCCTACTGCGTGTTGAGTAGCGTATTTTTCTCTTAATACTTGGATACTCATATCTTCTGAGAACTTAGTAGCTAAACCTGTCATATCTCCATAGTAAATAGCGTTTTTACCTGCTTCCATATCTGGCATATTATCAGATACATATACTGGCTTTCCTAATAATACTTTACCGAATGGAGCTGTAATATCGTCATTTAATAAATAACGTCCTACTTCGTCTTTTAATGTTCTTAAATAATCTCTTGTATCAGTAGACATTATCCACATAGCGTTAGCTTGGAAGTCGTCTTTTACTTGTCCTTGAGCTAAGATTAACTCGTCAGCTGTTACTTCTGTAGAAGATGCAACTTTCTTAACGTTAGTTAATGTAGATAAACCTTCTACGCTTCCTGATCCGTTTAATAATGTATTTTCAATAAATCTTTTAATAGAGTATGCCATTTCGTCTACTACGAATGCTACGATATCGAATTGTGAATTATTGATTAAAGATCTAGATATTTTTACTAAAGCTCCTGCTAAGTATCCTGATAAAGAAATACTATCTAATTTACCTGCACTAGCCTCTAAATCTTCAAACTCAGTAGCCCACGCTACGTTAATAGTTTGAGTATCTACGTCGTAGTATGGTAGTTCTAGATTTCCTTTTACATTGTATTTATGAGATTTTTCTAAGATAGGACAGATATTATAAACTTTTTTAATGATACGATTAGCTATTGTAGTTGGAATAACAGCTCCGTTATCAGTTAAAGTCATATTTACGTCTGTTCCACGATTATTTACTACTCCTCTGATATAATTAGCGAATGCTTTTTCTTCTTCTAAAGCTCTTGTTTCTTCTCCTTCTTTTACTTCGTCTTTTGGTAGACTTTCTTTTTCAATTTCGTTTCCTTCCATTTTGTCAAACTCTCCTTTCAATTCTAATGTTTTCATGATGCGTCTAACATTATCTCTGATTTCTGCTAATTCTTCTGCTTCTGCTTCTGTTAGCTCTCTTTTTTCTTCTTTAGCCTTATTTAGAACTTCTTCAGCTCTAATAATAAGATCATTCTTTTTTTCGTTTAGTCCTTTTTCCATAATTATTTTTCCTCCTTCATTTCTGCTATGATTTCTTCATATTTTGAATAATCTATATTTTTAACAACTTCTTCTTGTTGCTTAGGCTCTGCCTCTGTTGGTGCTTCTTGCACCTCTACTACTACTTCTGTAGTAACTTCTTCTGTTACCTCTGGCTGTTCTTCTCTTACTTCTACTTCGTCTATGAAGTCTTCACCTCTAAAGTGTAGAACTTCTTCTCCTTCTTCTCTAGCTGTGATTAGTGTACCTTCATATGCTGGCGACTTTCTCGTATCTAATATAGATACTTCGGCTAAGTCTAAATCTTTTACTGCTCTATGAGGCATTCCGTCTCTTATAGAGTTTTCTACGTCTCTATCTGAGAAACCGAAACTCCAGCCTACTAGTTCGCCTGCTCTAGCTTTCTTAACTACTTCTGGATCTGTAATACAAGCTCTTACTCTTAGTCCTATATTATCTTCTTCTAGTTCTAGATTTCCTTTTTTAGTACTTCCTAGATCTCTACTCCAGTCGTGATTAAGTAAAATATGTACGTCGTCATTTCTTTTTAATGCTTTTTTAAATGCTCCTTTACATATTCTTTCTATGAATTGTCCTACTCTACTCCATAGTGGCTTACTATCTCTTTCGATAGCATTTACATAGCCTTCTATTTCTACTTTGTCAGCTCTGATATTTACTTTCACTTTCTCACCTCCTTTTATGCATCTGAGCTATTACCGTCCTGTTCGAACTCTGTATCTAGTTCTTTGTCTAGTAATAACTTTTGTATTTGTGCTTCTGCATCTTCACTAATTGCACTCGGTATATCTCCCGTAGGTGTTTCTTCTGGTGTATCTGTGATATTAGCTGTAGTATCTGTATTAGGTGTATAGAACTGATGCGAATTAGTATCGTATAATACTGCTCCTAGTCCTACGTTAATAACGTCTAGTCCTTCTATATCATTCATATTCTCGGATCTTCGCATTTCGTTAATAGTCATTAGTCCTATTTCTTTAGCTATCTTTAATGCTTCGTATCTTTCTTTTACATTAGCTTTTAAGATTTCTTTTACGTCGAACTCAAAAAACATTTTATTTTTTTCTTTTTCTAGTAATAAATCTTTATTTAAAGCTACTGTAAATGCTTTAATAATTGGATATATTGCTTCTTTAAATGTTAGATAGAAGTCGTCAGGGTGAATATGAAATATATTATTTATTTCGTCCTGTAAAGTCTTCTTACTTTCGTTTAATTGCATCTCTACCGAACTATTACTAGCTTCTTGGAACTCTAGCCCATTATTTAAAACTACTACGTTTTCTGTATTATTAGCGTATAAGTTATTCCACGCTTGTTTTAATACGTTTATTTCGTCTTGTCCTAGTTTTCTTTGTGATTTTAAGAAACCTTTTTTATTTCCACCTGATTTAACTATATTTAATTGATATAGTAATGTATTAAAAGCTGTTTCTAACGCTGTTCCTACTTCTTCTGTTAGCCCTACTCCTGTAGCTCCGTCCTTTGTATTACGAAGTAACTTAATAAACTCGTATTTTTGATAAGTTTCTCCTTCTACAATTAGATAGAAGTCTTTAAATATTGGCTTAAAGTTAGGTATAGCACTTACGTATATATCTTTTACGTAAAATAGTCCTGTTACGTCATTTCTATTTCTTCTGATATAACAGTATCCACCTTTACCTAATAAATAATCTTCTACCATTGCTTTTTTTAATTGAAAAGCATCTAAAGTATCTCCAGTATCTCCATTTAAAAACTTTACTCTCGGATCGTCGTCTTTACTTTCTACTCTTTTATCTATGTACTTATAGAGTTTTATTGGCATAGATGCAATAATTCCGCTAATAAAGTCTACTGCTCCTGATACTGCTGGAAGCGTTAAGGCTTGATCTCTTGTAATTGGCTGACTATTTAATAATGCTTGTAATAGTACGTCACTTGCTACCATTTCTGTTGGAGTTGGTGCTGGAGTTGGTGTTACTTCCCTCACTTCTTCTTTTTTATTTCTATTGAATATTCCCATACTCTCACCTCCTTTTATACTAGTTCTATATCTCCATATGCTAATAATTCTTCTGCTCTTATTTTATTAACTTCATATGGCTCGTCTTCTGGTGTTTTTAATTCTCCTGTTTCTATATCGTAGTACTTACTGATGCATCTTACCTTTACCATTGTTTTTAGTTCTTTTTGATATTTACTTTTTCCTGCTACTAACAACTTATCGTAGTCGTCTTTTACTGGATCAAACTTAAACTTTAAAGGCTTTTTCATTTTTTGTACTACTTCTTTTACATTACTACAGTCTTCTTTTAGGAATAGTGCGTTTTCTCCGTCTTTTATTCCTATTTCTTTAAAGTATCCTAGTTCGCATACTACTATTGGAACTCCTCTATATAATGCTTCTCTTAAAGTATAGCTATCTCCTTCACATATTGACGGTTGAATTACCCAGTCCGCCTTCCTCATAAACTTACCTAAGTCTAGTCTATTCTGCATATGTATAATATTTTTATTTTTCCATACTGGGTTACTTTGATATTCGTCTGTTGTATATAAAAACCATACGTAGCTTATTCCCTGTCTATCTAGTTCGTTTGCTATCTTTAGCATTCTATCTCCGCCTTTAATAGCACTTAATCTAGTAGCACTAAATAAAGTAAGTACTGGTGGATCTTCTTCTAGTTCTAAAGGGTTTCTACATAAAATAGTTCTTTTTATACCTGTAATATCTTCAAACTTTTTCATACTATCTTTTGTTATGCCTATATATGTTATTCTAGGATCGTCTTTAGGTAGTCCTAGTCTTTCTTCTGGGTTACTATAATCTGTATGTAGCCCAGTATATACTTTGGCTTCTTCATTTACATATTTAATTATAGACGTATCCCAGTTAGTAATTAGTACCTTACATTCGATAGGCTCGTTTGTATGAATATATACTCTACAGAACTTTTTTAATCTTCTTAATTGCTCTGGTGCTATATCTTTGCATACTACTGCTATGTCATAATCTTTATATTTCTTTGCTAGCTCATATACGTAGGTTTCTACTCCACCTATTGCGTGTATGTTTGCTATATAAAATATATTATCGTGTTTTATTGTCATATTTCCCTCCTATATTACTTGAATAGCAAAGTCCATTTGATTTAAAAATACGTCTTGCTGTAGTAAATATATTGCATTTAACATACTTACTACCATATCTACTTTTCCTGTAGATTTCTTTTTATGTACGTACATATTTTTATTGGTATCATACGTGCATCTTGCATTCTGGAAGTTAATCTCCAGTAACGTATTATTTTCATATTCGAACTCTTTAGCTAATATCTTTTCTTTTAGTAACTTTGTAGGTGGGTGTAGTACGCTAGAATGTTGTCTTATCTCTACTAAGTTATATCCTGCTCTCTCTAGCTTCTGAGCTGTACTTAATGCATTCCAGCGGTCGTAACCTATTGCTTGGATCTGCACTCCATATTTACTCTCTAGATTTAATATAAAGTCTTCTACTACTGCGTAGTCTATTACTTTATCTCCGCAGGCTATTACTTTTCCAGATCTGATTAACTCTCTATAGTTTACCTTCTCTGTTACTGTCTTTTCTTCTATTCTTCCTTCTGGTATGAATGCGAAACTATCAGCTAGAATGTTATTATCGTCGTCTACTGTTACCATACTTACCGAAGTATTATCGTTACTCTCTGATAAGTCTAGTCCTACGTATACTACTCTACCACTCCAGTTTATTTTAGCTTGTTTGCATTCCTGTAAATCTTTCACGTCTATATATGTTTCTGTTCCTGTTCCCTGATAGATTATATTACAATGCTTAGTAACGAAGTTTTCTCTAGCACTTTCTACCGCTATTGCGTATGCTCTTTTCTTTACTAAGTCATTCCATATCTCTGGTATTTCTAAAGCTACTGGGTTACTTTGCTGTAATATTAAATCGTCTGTTTCCCAGTCCTTAGTTTTATCTGGCTCATATAATAGACTAAATCTCGTTTCGTCCTTCTCTAGTCCGTCTAGTACTTTCTTTGAGTACTTAACTTCGTCTTCGAATGGGTTATCTATTGTAGGATATTTAGTACTGATTATAAAGCCTAATTTATTTAATATATTTAATTGTCCTGACTTCATACTCTCTATAGCATAACTACTAGGCAAAGCTCCTGCCTCGTCAACTATAAAAGCGTTAGGAAGTCTACCGTCTAGTCTACTCGTAGAATAGCTTAGCGGTATATATGTTACCTGTGTAGGCTTAAATAAAATATAATCTCTTAATATTTTAAATCTTTTATTTTCTTTATACTCATAGATTAAAGGGCTTGATCTGATTATTTCGCTTATCGCTTCTCTTACTTCTCTAGATAAAGCTCCGTCTGGTGCTACACTAAAGAACTTAGAAAACTTCGGCTCTGTTAGAAATAGTAATATAAATATAATTGCTATAGTAAAAGTCTTAAAGTTCTTTCTACAGATCTCTAATATTGCTATTTCATATCTTCTTTTCTTTTCATTATCTCGAAATACCGTACATATAATAGCTATATATAATAGCCATTGATAACCTACCGTACATTCGTATATAGTTTGCCCTGCTTTTAGTCCTTTAGGCATAATTAACAACTTTAGTATATTATTTACTTGTTTTAATTTCATTTCATTTATTTTATACTTGTTATCTTTGCCTTCGCATATATCCATAAACTCTTGCATCTGTAACTTAACGTACTTAGGCGTAGTTTTTTTATTTACTGATACTCTACAGAACTCTAGTGCTTTATTAGTCATTACTCGTCACTACCGTTTATTGCTTTTAGTAGTGGATCTTCGTTATCTTCGTCTGTATCTTCTTCTACATTGAAACTTTTAATAATTTTCATTAAAGTAGATACAGTCTTATTAGCTAAATCACACGTAGAGTTATAATTTCTTACGCTTGGGCTAGAGTATGTATTCTTTTCGCCTTTGATATATTCCTTTTCTACTGTCATTCCTTCTTTTTTAATCTGTTCTTTTAGATTTTCTAAGTTATCTAGTAAAAATAGGTATCTATCGAAGGTAGTAGTAAATAAAAAGTTTCCCTGTACTCCGTTTTCTTCTGCTATCTTCATTATTTGCTCTGCTTGTTTCTTCATTTTCTCGTTTTCCATATTATCACCTCATTATTTTTTATTTCATTCTCTAAATATGGCTATTTTCATAGTACCCTTTTAAAAAAAACAGTTTTTTTGTTTTTTTCTTCATTTTTTTAACCTTTTTACTCATTTTAAAGCCTTTTTACAAAAAAAACTTATAAAAAGTTTAATTTTTGTAAGGAAAGG